ATTCTTGAACTACATTTCCCGTGCCTTCAAACAATACACGTCCAACAGTACCCGAGGCTATCGGTGTAGTGCCTATGGTTAAGCCTGATGGAATATCGCTAAGCAAAGCTAATGTTCCGCTTGCATTTGGAAGATAATGGTCACGTGTAGCTGTTAAGCCGCTTGTGTATAGGTTTGATTGAATTGTGTCAGTCTTATGTAGCTGAATAAATCCATCTTCAATAACTAACAATTTATGCCCGTCAGCATCTTCAATATGGTAGTTGCCATCGGTGTAGTGCGTTGAGCCGTAATTGTCATTGACTGCATCGTACAACCATAGTTTATTTATGTACATGTCATAGCCGCCGAGATTGACGTCTGAGGTTGCGCCTGTGTATGGCACTAATCCTGTTACTATTGGAATGGTCGGCTTGTTTAAAATCAGAGCATCGCCGCTTGTGGCATTCCAATCAGCTTTAACATTCACCTGTGCGCCCGCTTGAATCCCTGCAAGCTTGCTTTTTTCCGCTGTGGTGTAGTCTTCAGTGCTAAGCCCTTTACCTGCTACCTTGTCCACCTTTAAATTTAGCGCATCAATTAAATCAGATTGATTCAATAAATCACCGCCAATATCTCCCCAAATCACCTCGGTCGGGTCAACTATCAAAATGTAAGCCGAGCCATTCCAATAGTAAGCCGCGTTGATGTCTTTGGTAATGTAAATTGTCTTTTCGGCACCCGTTGCAGGAAATTCAGCTACGTTGTCAAATGGTTGTATTTGTGATTCTATAAGGATTTCTATTGCCATACAATATTTATTGTCGCGTTACTTAATGTGCTTACTTGTTGTGTTACAGGTGTGCCGCCGTCAACGCTTACGCTGATTTCAGTATCAGGCAAAACAAGTGTTTCGCCTGCTTCAACTTCTTGGCTGTATGTTTCATCGCTATTGATAACCAATGCAGGCGGGCACGGGTCAACGGGCGCGCCTCCGCCATTTTCAAAGTCGTAATTATAGTACGGAATCGCACACCAATCTTGCAGGTCAAAAATGTTGAGTGTTAAATTCATTGTCCAGCCTGCTATAATGTCGGCTTGGCGCTCAACAAAAGGCTCGGTTGCAGCTGAAGTCGCTATCGTTAAATCCTCAAAGCGTTCTTGGCGCAAAGTGATGTCTATGTCGCGAAGTATTTGCAGGCAGTCGCTGTGTGTTTCTTGTACACTTCGGTTGTCGTCAGTTATATACTTATCGCAAATGGTAATGGCCGCCGATACGTTGACGGTCTTTTCTGATATGCTACCCGGAAGCAAAGTAACAACCATGAGCGGGTAGCTCGCTGGGGTGTCTTGCGCGAATGCTTGGAAAAACTCACCAAAGAAAAAGCCGTTGATTTGCTTATGCTCGATTGCTATTATCTCGAGCTGCTTTGCTAGTTGGTTTATTGTCATTTCCATGCAAATACTTCTTTAATTTTTCAATGTTACGCGGTGAGGCCCTAAATGGCTTTAGTGCCAATTGGTGCGATAACTCGTTTTCTCTTGCTTTACGTTCTCGTCCTTGCATTCGCAATTAGTGTACAATGGAAATTTAACGCCGTTGTCATCTTTCAGATAGCCGATAAGGCGCTCTTTGTAAAAGTAGGCATCTTTTCGTAAGCGATCGCGCAAAGGGTTGCGCTCGGTGTCGCTCATAGCGTTAAAGTTTGCGTCTTGTAAAGTACCTGTGCCGCGATTCATAACACGATCAGTTACCAAATCACACGCGCGATAGTCAACAAATGCGATAAGGCAAGGCAACACGTATTCGTCCATGAGCTCGCGATAGTTCGCGTTCCAATCGTTATCCTCAACACGGCGCAATAGCTCTTTGTAAAGGCACGTATTAAGTGCAGGTTGTACGTTGATGTCCTGTGCTCGCGTGATTGCAATGCTGATTAGCTTTGTGTCTACATTTTGGTGAACAATACCTCGGCGCTTAACCTCATCGACTGATACTAAAAACTTCATACTATTTCTTTGTTACGATTGATTGAAACCAAAGGTGTCGGCACCATGGGGTAGTTACCTGCGTGTCAGGATTGGTATAAAAACCGCCGCGATATTTCCAGACATCGCGGTCAACTCGCTCAGAAATGGTGTTTATTTCCTCACGTGTGTAGGCTTTGTTTAAAGCGATGAGCTGCGTGCAAAATTCACGGCTCCCACTTTTTGCCTCAGGCACATCTGAGCGCACCTGATAACTGTATCGTATTTCAAACTCGGGAATTTCGCCATCTGCTGAGTCAATTAATCGCTCGGCAAGCGCTGAAAGCTCGCCGTTTTTAATCAATCCCCAGTCATTGAGGCGCGCAATGGACAAAGCAACGTCTTTAATTGTGGTGTTTGTGGCCTCTGCAATGGCGTTAGAATCCTCTCCATTGTTTAACAAGCTCAAAATTTGCTTGTCAATGTCCTTCATTTCGGCTGAAATCTCGCCAATTGTAGCGAATACCTCATCATGTTTGGTAAATACGTCAGTCGCTAGGCTATCCCATTCAATTGGTAAGCGTGCAAACTCTTCAAAATCCGCGAATGATTCGCCAAATTCGCCGAATACCCCTAGGTCTTCTTTGCTAAATGTATGTGAATGCTTGCAACTTGAAAATGTAGCGGCCTCAATACCTACCATTTTCTTAGCTGTGGCCTCATCAATTGACGGAAATGAAGCTATAATGATTTCGGCAGCGCTGTCTGCGCTCATCTTAGATTCTTTTACCTTTTCGCAAATGCTGATAAGGGTGCTTATTTGGTCGCCACTTAGCGCCACAGGTTCTACGTCTTTGCTTTGCGTGCTTTCCGTTGTGCTTGGGTTGTTTACCACAACGGTTGGGCCAACTGCCGCCGCATTTGTTGCATCTTCAATCGGTTGAATTTCGACTAGGCTTAATTCCCCAACGTAGCCGCTTAGTTCTGCCATGTAATTGAGCATCCAATTCAAGCGCTCTTGGCGTTGCATTACGTAAGTCTTTTTGAAGACCTCGAATAACTGTGCGCTCTCGGCCGCGTTAAATGAGCCCTGCTGCATTACTCCAAACAAAGTAGGGCTAACTACTCCGTGAGCAATTAAAATGTTTTGTAGCGTCGTTTTGCCGGTTTGGTCGTAACGCTTATCCAAATCGTTGCCGTTGAGTTGCTGCACCAATGGCGCGCGCTCTTTGCTTTCGGCAAATGTTACAATGATGTCGCCAGCATTATCAACGCCAGCGCTTTTTTCTTTAATTTGTGCAACCGCCTTATTGATTTCCTCTTGCGTTTCGGGCACGCCGTCGGTCATTGTGATTAAGGTGCCACTTGAAAAGCTATTTTGTACAAGTGAGTTGTTGTATCGATTAAGCAAGTAATCCGTTTCGATTGCGTAAATTCCCGAGAAATAAGGCGGCTTGGGATAGATGCCAAGCTCTTTTTTGTTCTTCTTTACGGGGTCTTTATAGAACAAGAAAAAAGAACCGGTTTTGTTGTCAGGGTTGTAAATGGAATAATCGCGATAACCTGTTTTCTCTAGGCTTTGATTTTGAGCGTTCCAATCGTTTGATAAATAAACACGATCAATCTTCTCAGAAAAACGGCAGCTATCAATCGGTAAGGCTTCCCACTTAACAACCTTTGTTCCCTCCATATCCCAAGTGCCTTTGACAATAAAACCGCCAAAGCCTTCGTAATCTTCGGTCATTGCATCGGCAACCTCTTCGATTGTAAAGTCGCTGTTTGCGTTGTTGAGAAATTCCTGCAAATTACCACTAACGATTTCAATGCCACCGCCTGAGATGTAGCGAATCTTGTTTTTTATGATACCACCATGCACAGGCGAGCCCTCGCGAAGTTCGTTAATGAAAAAAGGCCAATCATTTTTTTTACCCCATTTCACAAAGCCGCCCTTGTCTTTTTCTTCAACAGGCTTGGCCATTTGCTTGGCAAAATTGACCTTTTCGATTACGTTCTTAATTGGTTTGCTCTCCATCGTATATGGTGCTGGTTATGTCGTTTTGGTAAATGTCATCGGCTGGCTTGGCTTCTTTTACAATTAGCCTGCCTACCTCTAATATTGTGCTTGTCTGTTGTTCAATTACGCGATACGTGTAATCGCCTGTATAAGGAAAGGTAACGTTTACTCCCTCATCAATGACAAACTCATCGTAACGCTCAGGTGAAAGGCTTTCGTTGCTAAGCACAACGGGCCCGACTTGCTCAGCGCTTTGATGGTGAGTAAACTCAAATACAAAAATCGGGTCGATTTCAGTTGCCAGCTCCGTCGCTGTTACCACTATTTGGTTGGGTTCCCCCTTGTAAACTATCAGCATTTTTCGCGGGTTTTTTCTTTGTTTCGAATACGTCAAAGCCTAACGCCTTATAGGTCGCATCTTCACCTTCTTTGATTGTAAACCATTTGTTTACTAGGGGTGATTTCATTTGAATGCCTATGCACTCTTTTCTAATTTTCGCCATGATTTCAAAGGTATAAAAAAAGGCAAAGCGTAAACCTTGCCTTTTTGATTAGTGAATCAGTTTGATTAAGCTGCTTGAGCCAACAAGGTGGTGTAAAGCGCTGTTGCCATGTCTGGAACTTCGTTATCCTCCATAGATGTGAACACCAAAGTGTGGCCGTTGCGGTCGCTTACTGCCGTTCCTGTGCCTGCTTCAGATGCCTCACGCATTTGCAAGCCTTGGTCTAAGCCAAGTACAATGATTGAGCCGTTACGCTTTTCAACAACTGCTACAAGCTCGTTTTGAGCAAGCAAGTTGATTTCAGCGCGCAGCTCTTTAGTGTCGTTATTTAATACGATTGTAAGGGTTTCCTCATAATACAACGCGCCGTTGTCATTAACACGCGGCGGGTAAGTTGCACTTGAAAGGTCGCGCTTCAATTTGTAGAGGTATGTATCACCTGTTACGGTCATCGCAGTAACCTCGTTGCCTACTTTTGTAGGGTTGCCCGAAATTTGGTCTTTGGTGAAAAATAAAACCGATTTGATACCACCTTTTCCATTGGTGCAAATCCTGTCATTCCAACCTGCTGTAAGTCCACAAGACATAATTATTTAAATTTTAAGTGAGTAAATAAGGGGAGTTGCCTCCCCTTTGAATTTCAATGATTAGGCTGTGTGTAATTTGAACACGCCGATTTCGTTTGTGAACGGAACCTGCACACCGCCGCGCATTTTAGAGCGGATGTAGAGCTTGTCGTCATCTTGTGAGTACCACAATTCGTAAGATGCTGAATCAGTAGCCAAGTCAGTACCGAATACGAAGTGCGAACGCTTACCAACAAAGATTTCAGTTGTGCCAGCAAGACCTGGTGTTTTTACCACGGTCAAGTCAGTACCCGGAATAATTACCTCGTTCATTGCAGCGATAGCCGCAGGTGAGTAATGAAAGAAGTTAAGGTCAACTAAGTTCTTCATCAACTTGTCAAAATTACCACGTGAAGTAAACGCGATTTTTTCGTCGCTTTCCATGATAGCATCGCTCATGTTTGAGTAACAGCCGTAGAAAATGTCGTAAGCGTTAGAGTTGGTAATTGACGTGATGTCAGAAGGGTTCAAATCAACACAACCATTTGCAACGGTCAAGATAGTTTTGAAGCCATTGAACCATTGTAAGTTGCCTGTACCTGTTGAGGTATTACCTTGCCAAATCAACTTGTCCAATTGAACCGCATTTAAGCGCATCAAATAGTCAGTGATTGCTTGCTCAAAAGGTAGTTCTTTATCCTCAGCCATTGCGCCCGGGCGAAGCGCTAATTGCGTCCAGAATCCGTCAAGGTCTTTGTTACAAAAGCCTTTCTTGAAACCGATTGCAACGGTTGTGATTTTGCGATCAGAAAAGACCGTGTCGCCTTGGTCAGTCATGTCGCAGTCAGCCGCCTGATAAATTACTTCATCATTAAGTAATTTGATGTCTTGCGAACCTTTAACGCCCTCTTGAGTGCGGATGTAGTTCAATGTTACTGCCTCAGATACTGAGCGTGTAACTAATTCAGCTTGTTGGTCGTCAACGTAAGCCGTTAAGTCTGATATGTCGTAATCAAACTTTGATTTAATGATGGATTTTAATGAAGCCATTTTTGTTTGTTTTTGGGGTTTAAAAATTATTTACGTTCTTGTTTTGCGGCATCAAGTAGCCTTTTTTGTTGAGCTGTAAACTTGCTCTCTTCACGTGTGATGCGCTGCGTTTCGCTGCCTTTATCAGACGGCTTGCTCGCAAGTGCATTGAAGCGAGTTGTTAGAGTGCTCAACTCCTCTTTAAGCGTTCCGTTTTCAGCGCTCATCAACTCAACAACGCTTTGCAATTCCTTAGCGGCTGCAAATAGGTTTGAGTTAGTCGCTTTCAGCTCAGCAATGGCCGCGCTCATTTGCTCGTCAGAGCTTTCGGCGGGTGCCGCTGGTGATGCTTCTAGGAACATTTGTACTACTCCAGCTGAATCAACCAAGAAACGACGGCCGTTTGTGTCTTGGTATTCACCTGCAGATAGTGTGTAAGTTTCGGTACCCCCATCGTAGTCATAGGAGTAGGTAAGTTTGGTGCCAACCTCAATGCTTTCTTGGTCGACATTCATTGACCACATAGACACCTGTGAAATCTCAGCGAAATGCTCAACTGCTTTTTTGCTGAATACCTCAGCACCTTCTGCTGCGTTTTCTTCTTTGCTTTGCGCAACCGCCTCAATGATTTCAATGACAACACCATCAGCATCTAATACAATGCTCATGTTATCCATCTCTACAAGTACGTGAGTTCCCTCAGGGGCAGGCACTTCGTTTTCGCCATCAACAACAAACACAGGTGTGCCGACTGTAAGGTCGCCTTCCCATTTTAGCAAGGTGCCATCCTCTAGGGTGGTTTCAAAAAATTTGCCAATCATTTTGGTGATTGTAGCAAACAAGAATTTAATTTTTTCGAATTTCTCTTTCATAAAGTTTCTATTTACCTATTGTGCTGAGCTGTTTTACAATTTGCTCTAGGCTGCTGATAAACGCATCTATTTCGGTTTCGTGATTGCTGAATCCGTCCGAGGTTTTACCACTGTCATATAGGGCAAAAACGCCCTCGATTGAGAATCCTTTGAACTCGCCGTCTTTAGCGCGCTGGTAAACATCAGCGTCAGTAATTTTGTAGCTACAAATAACGGTGCCGTCGGTCTCATCTTTAAACCTTTCAGGAGCCGTGAATCCTTTTGTTTCGTCGATAGTGTAGAGCATGGTCATAAAAATGCCCTCAACGACTTGCTTGCCGTCGTGCTCTATATTTACATTGTTGAAATTGCCGCGGCGAGCGTAGTCAAATACAATATCCTTAATCGCTTGCTTGCCAAATTGCACGTAGTATTCTTCTTTGGTCTTTGTGTCATAGCGATAAATCGGCGTGTCGGCTGCTATCATTACACCTGTGATGCTTTGCTCATCATCATTGAACTGATAATGCTGCTTTGAGCTGAACGTTTCGAACTGCTTTTCGTGTGCAGGCGACTTGACAAGGCTGTTAAATGATACCGTTGTTTCCGGGTCGTTTAGGTCGATGCCTATATCGTAAAGTGGTAGGTCTCTTTTCATACTTATTGTGTTTTGGTGTTGTTATCCGAACATTGATTTTGCTTCCTGCACAGCCACTTTATTGGCCACCTCGTTAAATTCGTTGACCTCCAGTACAACAACCGAGGTAACTGATGGCGTGCTTGTTTGTGTATTGGTTTGCTGTGTGTTTGTTTGCTGCGTGTTGGTGCCAATACTAAAGCTCGACGCTCCAGCTCCAACACCGCCTGAAACATTTGGAGCTTGTGGCATTGTGCCGCCTTGATATTGCTGTGCTGCGACTGCTGCGGCTTGGGCAATACCAATAGCCGATGCTGATGCAATACCAAAAATCCCCATAGGTGAAGGAGGTGGCCCATAAGTTGCAATAGCCTTAGCAATAGCGCTTGCCGTGTCGATAGCGATTTGAGCGATACGTAAGGCCTTGTCGCGTTTGAACTGCGCACGCTTAATCTTGTCCTCTTCTTGAAAAGCCTTTAAATCGGATTGATATTTGAGCTGTGCGTATTTGTCATTAATAGCCTGCTTTTGCTGTTCGCTCAAATTTTGCTGATTGAGCTCCGTTTGCTGTTGCTGATTCAACACCTCAGTGCGCTGCGCTGCGCTTTGCTTGATATCATTTAAGCGGTTTTCCTCTGCAACCTTAACAAGGTCATTGATAGCGTTTAGGTTATCGAGTACCTTTTGCGCTATGTCAATCATGTTTTGAACGGATGCTAGCTTTTGCTCTAGGGTTTTCTTGGTGCTTTCCTTAATTTTGTCGTCTTTCTTTTTGTTGATTTCGACAATTTTATCAGCGTATTCCTGCTCTAGTTTTTCCATTGCTTTGAAATACTCCTCATCGGTTATAAGTCCGAGCTTATGGCTTTCGCTTAGCGCTTCAACTTGCGCCTTCTGGCTATCCTCAAAGGCTTTCAATTCGAGTTGATACTCATCCATTAAGAGCTTTTGATACTCATCGTAAAGAGCCATTTTTTTAGCCTCGAGCTCCTCAGCTTCTTTGAGTTTCTTATCGTTGTTCTCTTTAGTTTTGACGTACTCCGCATTTTGGTATTTTAAACGGATGTCATTCTCTTCATTCATTTGCTGAACAAGTAGCGCTTGCACCTGAGGCGAATCCTCTTTGTAGTATTTACGTGCGACTTTCAGGCGCTCGGCAAACTTATCTTGCACCCCTTGAATCTCGCGCTCTTCATCGGTTTTATTATACAACTCAACCTCTTTCAAAAAACCTTTAATTTGAGCCAGCTCGTCATCACGTAGCTTCTTGCGTTCTTTTGCTCGGTCGTTGGCTTTGGTGATGGCTTCTTGCTCAGCCACCTCCATATCTTGTTTGTTCTTTTTGTTCTCTTTGTATTGGTCGCTTTGTGCTGTTTTAGTTTCGGAAATTTCCTTTTTCAATTTCTTGGCTCGGTCGCTATCCGCATCACCTAGCCTTTTGAGCATAGCTAACTCAGCCTCATAAGCCTGTTGTTTTTTCTTGAGCTCTTCTAAAATAGCGCGGCCCGTTTTAAGCATCTCGGCGCGCTTCTTTTGCTCGAGTGCTGCGGTGTCTTTTCCTGCCGCCTTAGCCATATTGATTTCATGATCGTAACGCGCTCCGATTCTATCTTGCTGGCGCTTTAATTCTTTGATGTTTAAGTCGGCTTCTTTTTTTGCGTGATTGCTTCGTGCTTGCGCATTTTTCTTGGCTTTGCGCTCGCTTTCATCGTCAACGACACCAAAGTATTCTAGTGCTTTTGTGATACCTACAATTACACCAATAAGCGGAAACATTACGGAAATAGCAACCTTTACACCTGCGCCGAGCTTGTTGAACTTGTCATAAGCTGATTGCACGAATTTTGTAACCTTATCAAAATTAGCAATGAGTAAACCAAGTGCAATTACAAGCGCGCCGATTCCTGTTGAAATCATAGCAATGCGCAACAACTTCATTGCGCCCGTTGATTGCCCAACGGCAACTGTATAAATCCTTTCCCAAGCCGTCCGTAATTGCAAGCCGAGCACGCTTTCTTTGTTCAGCGCCACAGCAATGGTATTGATTGAGTTGGCCACGCCCTGCACGGCTTGCAGCTTTACCATTGTTTTGACTAGGTTTTCATTCTCTACACCCGTCAAGGCAATGGCGCTTTGAACTCCCTCAAATACTGCCGCTCCCGTTTGAACGCCCATTATTGCGGTGTCTAGGCCTACAAAATCAGAACTCAAAGCCGTTGTTTGGCTGCGAACATCTCCTATCCTATCGGTCAGCTCACCCGCTGCCCTGATAGCTTCTTGACCAATTGGCGAGCTATCTCCTGCGGCCAATGCAATAGATTGGTATTCTCGCACCACTTTACCGAGTTGACGCATGGAAAGCCCTCCAGCTTCGACCTTTTTGTTTAGTGCATCGAGCTGTTTTGCAAAGTCATCCGTTGCAGTGCTGTCGTTTAGGTTTGTTTGCGTCTTATCAATGTCTTTATTTAGGTTGTTAAGCGCCTTGTCAAAGTTATTAATGTCGTTTATTGTGTTACCCGTGTCTACTCGAACGGTGTAAACTGCTTGCTTATCTGCCATTATCCTATGTATTTAAGTAATTCGGTTTTTGTTGAGTTGTCGTTTGTTGGATTGTAGTCCTGTATTTTTTGAAGGCGATAAACAACGCCGTCCATATTGAGTAAATAGCGGAAATCGAGCGCGTAAATATCTGTTTCATTCCAACGCATTGAGCATTTAACCAATCGGCCGTAACGCGAAACAAGCTCTTTAATGAATTGCTCATGATATTGGTAAAGGTTTGATTGCGGATAGCTTGGCGCCGAGTAATAAACCACCTCGGGCACTCCAAAATTATCGTCAAAGGTTGGGTCGTCGATGTCGTCTAAATGACCAACATACGGGTAAGCGCTGTAATTGTGTGAAGTGCCTGCCTCGTCTTTGATTTTAAAGTGAACGTCTCGAAGTCTACCGACCTGCACAATAAAAGGCTTGCCCTTGTATGGCTGTATTTTGGTTACCCCTAGTTCGTCGGTTGTGGCTGAGAATAAACGCGGCACAACTAAGCCTGTGTAGCTCGTTTCGTTTTCGGGAATGTCAGCAAGCGGCACTTGTTGAAATGGCAGTAAGTATTTCGTTTCACTATTGACTAGCTGCGCCTCATTGGTAAGCTCAAATGCGCCGTATTGGCCGCCTTGCTCGTTCTTGTACTTTTGATTAAAGAAATCGCTTGAATCAGCAAAATTAAACAAGTAGCGCTTTGACGCGAAGTTGACCGACGGCACGATTTCGATTTGCTCTTTTTCGTCGAGCTTATGCGTAACTATTAGCGCCTCATTGCTTGACTTGTAGTAATCGGTAAAAGGCTCAATCATTAATTTGGTAGGCTCGAACTTGTCAGGCGATACCAATAAATTGTACATTTTACAAAGCCCATTAAAGAAATCGGCACCCGTCAAGTCGGGAAGCAACGCGGATAAGTAGACCGTGCTACCTGCTGTAAGTTCGGCGGCTTGCTTTTCAAAGTTTACTTGGGCGTCAATACTTGAAACTTGCACCGAGTAGCTGATGTTTTGCCCTGAGAATCCCGCGAGGTCCATACCTGTAAACGCCATAACAAGGCGAAGCGATACGCGTACTTCGTCGTTTATTTCCATATTGAATTGACGCGCGTAATCAAAGTCGATTGTAAATGATTGACTTAGTGCTGTCGATGTAATTGGACCCGTATAAACGTCTTCAATCGCCAGCACAGCGTTATTCTTGTAGATGACTGCGCGCAGCGTGTACGTAGCGTTTACGCCTATGATTGTGGCGCCTCCTAAATCGAAATCAATATCCAAGACATGTCGGCCAACATAGTGAAAATTAAACAAGCCGCGAACCGCCGCGCGAAATAATGCGGGCACCTCACCAACCATTTGTGATCGCAAATCGGTAACTACAAAAATATCAATCGCATCAGCAAAAGTAGCCGTGCCAAATGAAGGCAAATAATTTTCAGTGCCGTTATCAAACACAAGTACAACGGTTCCCGCTTGCTGCGCCTCAATAATGTAGCTGCCTGCTGTAATCTCAGCGTTGAGCGCACTATCATTCAAAGCCTGCGCGGGTGTGATTGCTGGCTTTTGTCCACCTTGATAGGCTAATGCCCTGCGTTTAAAGAACGCGCTTTCTAAGAACTCGCTATCCCAAGTCAAGCCCGCTTGAATGAATAGCTTTTGAAGAATGCCGTACAAAAATACTTGCAAAGGGATTTGGTCAATATCAAACTTTTCGGGTTGGTTGCGCGGGAATCCGTAATCTATAAGGCCATAATAGTATCCGATGCCTTGCCAATCACTGCCCGTCTTAACTGAGGTGCTGGCGCCATTAATATAGTTCAATCCCGACCAAGTTTCTGTAACTCGAGCCAACACTAAAGGGTGGTCGAACTCGCTAAAATCGAGCTCATTTACTTTGATTTGCTGCAAGCGTGAAATGTAGTCGATAACCTCGCTAACGAGTGAAACCTCAAAAGTCCAAAAGCCGCCGTTGCGTTTACATGAAAGTAGCTGTGCCGTTCCGTTGAATTGAAGTAGGCCTTTTTGATACACCTGTGCAGGCGCTTTGATTGTAGGGTCAAAATCAATCAGCGTGCTTTGCTGCCCGTTTGGGTCGGCCGCCGAGGTCATTTGAAAGATGCTGTTAAAAAGAGCCTGATTGATTGCCGTGCCGGGTAGTGTTATGGTTTTGGAGCTCGCGCCGCTGCGCTTTGATAAGTCGGCTAGTTCGGTAACGCTAAAGGAAAACGGAAACGTCGGCCGCTCCGCAAGCTGCACAAGCTGGCCATTTATGTAGAGTTCGGTATCCATTAGTTCAATTGGCTTTGATAAGTGTACGTGCGCTCGAGTGTTACTTGCTCTTGAATCAGTCCGTTGCGATTACGCGTTTTGAGTTGATAGCTAGTATTTGTAACCTTGACGGGCTCAAATCCGCTCGGGGTTTCAAGATATACCTTAGGGCTTTCAAATAACGAAGCAACAAGCCATTGCTGCACCTCGGGTGCTATCCAGTCGCTATTGAGTAGCATTTGCGCTGTGGATTGTTTGGAGGCCGTTACGTTTTGACCCTGATAAATCGGGTATGTATGCCCACCTTCAATCCATGCGCCTTTGTTTCTTTCGTAATCTTGGGCCGTAACCTCAGCGCTTTCAACGCTATCCATTTCAAAGCTGAAAGAATCCCACACGCCAAATTTATTGAGCCAATGCAGACGCCTAATCGGGTACCGCTTGCAGTCGAAATCTAACCAAAAAGCAAATTCTTCGCTGAATCCCGTGTTAGTTCCTGCGCCGAGTCCTTTGGCTTGCACCGTGTAGTAAGCCGAGTCATCAAATGAGCTCGGCAAAATGGATGTGTTAGCCGCGATTGTGCTTGGTGAGCAGTCGATAACAACCAGCTCATTAGTTAAAATGTTTATCGTATCGGAATCCACAACAGCGCCAAATAAATCGTATAGCACAAATTCAAAGTCGATATTTTTAGCAAGCGAAAGAACCCCTAAAAAAGCGCGTTGGTCTAGGCCAACAAATGCCTTTTTGCTACGCGGCCAATACGTCAAGAAATCAACCGTATTCGGGAAGGCTGTAAACGGATTGCTTCGCGATGCGTCGTAATTGCGATAGTCCCAATTTATGAAATCAACGTGAGTAAGCGCGGCATTGATAGCTACTAAAGCTGTTGCTGTTGCCGAATCCTCCAAAGCTGGCGGTGTACCGTATTTCTCAAATACCTCAATGTATACCTTTGCAAATGCGTTCACGTAATTTGTAAGTAATGCGCCGTCAGTTATCAAATCAGAGCTTAGGTAGCTGCGCAATACACCCTCGGCATTAAATTTACCGCTATCGGTTGTTTCTAAAAATGTTTCATGAGTAGAGTGATACACGCCATTGATGTACAGCTTAACAATAAAACTGAAATTAGGCTGTGCGGCTTCCGTGCTGCTAAATGTCCATTCGTAAGGATTGCACCCGGGCGCTACTCGCTGCGGGCTTTTCGTTAATGTTATTGCCATGTGTTTGTATTTCGTTCAAATTTAACGTCGAATTGTAAGCCCGTGAGCGCTGTAAGGTCATCGCCTATGCTTGTAAGTAGCTCATCAGTGAATACCATTTCAGTGATACGCTTTGCCTGTAAGCCGTGCCGCTTTATGCTGTATGCTGTTGCGTATGCTTGGCGCATATCGCCGCCTTTCCATCCTTGAATAGCTTTCGCCATTGTGGAGCTCACGCCAGCATAACGAAAGGAATAAGGCGAGCCTTTCATCTGAGGCCTGCGATACGTGTAGCCCTCTTTGGTGGGCAGGGCATTCACACCCTCATCAACAAAATTATAGTAGCTATCGGCTTGTATTTGAAAAGATAGCACGCCCGTTGGGAAGTAGGCAACCGATTGAGCAAGCGCGCCTGAATTGCTTGCTTTGGCTAGTATGGCTTCGCGTAGCTTTTGCGTTACGTCATTAGCGATTCCTAGTATCAGCTTTTCATACTCACTTTGTGGAGCTGCTTGACCTGTTATACCTAAATCGCTAAGATTGACCATTTATTATTGTGCTGCGCTGTTGTTTGATGCGTAGGTAGTTTTGCCAAAAAAGGAACTTTTGATAAGGCATTTTGCCTATCTCATCGACGCGGATGTTTAATTCTTGCGCCACCAAGACAAACGAAGTCGTGAAATGATACCACGCATCCTCATTGCTTTTTGTCTCTTCTTTAGGAGCCTCTCCGTCGTCTTCGCTGCTATCCTCATTCTCGCTATCTGAATCCCCGAAATAGCGAGCTTCCAACTTTCGTAATTCGACAAAAAAAAATTGTAAAAGTTCCAAAATTCCTCGCCGTCAAAATGCTCGGCAAAGAGCTTCTCGCGCCTTTCGTTTGGATTTATGACCTGTTGGTGTGCATCCTCTTGGTGATAGCTCAAACCTTGCTCAACGTACATGAT